CTCCGCTTATGTTAGCCGGACCTTTACGAATATATTTACGTGGCACGAAATCGAAAAGCACATTACCATGAGCGCTAAAGTTTCTCAATTCTTTAGCGATATTGAGATAGTTTTCAAATACAGATACCTTGTTAATGCCATACTGCTTGCAAATCTGTAATTGAATCTTTTCGTCTGTAAGTGCGGAATAGAGTTGCGCCACGCTGCCAAATGTCATAAATTCAAGGGTTTTCCATGCAGGAGCGTATTTATCTTCCTTGTGCCGTTTATGGTGCTCATTTATGGCTATGTTCTTTTTGAAATTGGTATTGTAGACTTGCGAGTCAAATGAATTCACAAATTCGGCTGACACATAGGCTTTGTTGACAAACCAAAACGGGCCTTCCTTATATGCGTTTGACACCGTATATATCATGCAATTGCGAAAATTAATCTCAATGCGATTTAAGTAGTAGGCTAAAATACTTCTTAAGTTGAAGTCGAAGTAATACAACTTAACTACGTCGTCAAATGAAATACCGGGCTTAAGCTCATGTGTCCTATGAGCTTTGTTGGGGTATGTTTTCTCGAATGGAAACCAATAGAATCCAAGACGATAATACCCGATGTCTCCAAGGATTTCCTTTGCCTTAGCTATATCGTGAATAACCATTCCGCGCTTTTGTAGACGGATGATTTGTTCGTCTAATGTGATTGCGGTCTTATACATACTGCAAATGTTACTACTTTTAACCGACAAATTTAACATATTAGGCATCTGTTTTGCGTAACTTGTTAATATTTTGTGGAATGAAATATTATTTCTAATTTTGCATTCACAAAGGGTAGTTTCCTCTTTAACGAAATACTTCGAGTGCGTAAGCAACGATTTTAGAAACCGACAGTAGTCGATTGGGAAGGGCGAGCAATCGCTCTTTTTTGGTATGACGGGCATGTCATACAAATTAAACCGCCGTATGCCGAACGTCACGTATGGTGTGAGAGGAAAGGAAACAAAACGAAATTAGGTCAGAAAACTTTCGTTTCCCAACCTACTCGATTTTACTTTCTTTTCTGAGTTCTTAATTTACGTTGCCGAATTTCGGTAACGTTAGGGAAGTTATATAGCTGTAATGTTATCATTTTTGTGTAATTTTACGGTAGTTAAAGTTTCATAGAAGCCATATATTTAGATATACTTTATATTTTTTATATTGTTAAAAGTATGTATTCATACTTTATATTTTTGTTTTATTTGTAGAATATCCAAAATATAATTTGTATATTTGCACAAATTTCAATAATATGCAAGTTATTAATCGCCCGATTTATCTTAATCATATCATCTCTCTTTTGGACAGAGGAACAATGATTATTCTTGTTGGCCAACGTCGCGTTGGTAAAAGCTTTATGCTGCGACAACTTCAAGAGTGGCTGACAGCCAACGTTGAGTCTGCTAACGTTCTTTATATCAGCAAAGAACTCTACGCCTTTAGTGATATTACAAATGCCACTGAACTCTACAACTATGTCATTAATCATCTTTCTACTAAGGAGCGAAATTACCTGCTTATTGATGAAGTGCAAGATATAAAAGATTACGAGAATGCCCTGCGAAGTCTTCAGGCTGAAGATCGTTGTCAGATTATTGCCACCGGTAGTAATGCCTATATTTTCTCTTCGGAGTTGAGTACTCGTCTCGCCGGCAGATATGTTGAGATTCCCATATATAGTCTCACTTACCGCGAGTTCTTGCAGTTTCATAATTTGGAGGACACTGATAAGAGCCTGCTTGCTTACTTGAAAATTGGTGGTCTCCCGGGGCTGTGTCATTACGATATCAATGATGAAATCCAAGTTCATGACTATCTTCAAGCGGTTTATAACACTGTGATGTTGCGTGATGTCGTAAGTCGTGAGGAAATTCGTAATATCACATTCATCGAAAATCTTGCTCGTTTTATTGCTGACACAACCGGTAAACTTGTATCTGTACGCAACATAGCAAACACCATGACCTCGCAAGGCTCAAAGGTGTCTGATATTCTTACAGCCACTTACCTCAAATATTTGTGCAACGCATATATTATTAATGCTATACAACGATATGACATCCACGGAAAGAAACTTTTCGAACAGAATAACAAATACTATTTTGCTGATCATGGATTGCGCAATCTGCTCTGTGGTTTTAACGTTCGCGGTAGCATCGAAAAGATTATTGAGAGTGTAATCTATCTTCATCTCGTATCGCAAGGATTCAAGGTTACTGTTGGCATATTTCGCTCAGCAGAGATAGATTTTGTTGCAAAAAGAGGTAATCAAACTATTTATATTCAAGCAACGTATCTCCTTGGGTCGAAAGAAACTATCAAAAGAGAATTTGGGAATCTGCAAGCAATCAAAGATAACTTTCCAAAATATGTTGTTTCGATGGATCCTGTCAGTGGAGAACTTTCTGAATATCCTGGGATACATCACTTACATCTTCGTGAATTCTTAAATACCGATTTGTAACATAACATTATAGACAGTACTGCGATACATCTCATGGACATCACCCTGTCTCTATTTGGAGTAAGTTCATTATTCTCATCAATAAAGATGACAGTAGGCGCATTCTCTTGTGCTTCTTTGAACATCGCGGCAATATTTCCTGAGTTGCATTTATACACTTACTTTGAAGGCCGCTCGGCTTTTTCTCCATGAAGTTAAAGCCCACCTCTTCAGCAAATCAATGACAAGAACTACACATTGCCATTTACTGTTGATAACAATAAAGTGATAAAAGTAGGCGTCAACTTCTCATCAAAAACACGAAACATCGACTGCTGGATTATCGAAAAAATTAATATCTGTGTATTGTGGAGAAAGTATTTTTTTACTTCCTTTTCTAGGCTCATAATTTTGTTGCCGAATTTCGGCAACGTTAGGGAAGTTATATAGCTGTAATGTTATCATTTTTGTGTAATTTTACAATCTCGATAATATTACTGATTTATGAAGGAACAGTTTTTCTTATACATCAATATCGACCCTTACCTGGCACAATGGCTCATTCATGAATGTGGCGGTGAAACTCCGGTTAAATTGTTTAGTGGTAGTATCGAGTATCAGTAAAGAATGAATCGTTGAAACTTAGTAGCCGAATGTGTCGCGCTCAAGCCGACCTCATGAAGTGTCTCTCAAATCGCTTGCGTTTGAATGACACTGAGGTGCCGCATATTCGCCTCGCGCCGCCGGAAGTAAAACTGGGAATAATTTTGTCACAAAAAACTTGGATTGAGTAAACTTTTTAGTTAACTTTGCCGTTGACAAATAAACAACAATGGCAAATCGCGAAATAAAGTTTTACAAGCACTATTTCAACGAGTTCTTTACAGCTCAGACTGATCAAACTCGTCGAAAGATAGCGCAAACTCTTGTCTGGTTGCGCGAAGTAGATCGTTTGCCGGTCTCGATTCTCAAAAGTATTGAGGGTAGAAAAGGGCTATACGAGATACGAATAGAAGTTGGAAACAATATATTTAGAATATTTTGTTGTTTCGACAAGGGCAACTTAGTCATCTTGTTCAATGGTTTTCAAAAGAAAACTCAAAAGACTCCGGCTAAGGAATTAGACAAAGCAGAAAAATTAATGAACGAATATTTTAATGAGAAATATGAGAAATAATATGGAACAGGCTAAGAAAGATAAATTGATGAATTGTTCCACACTTGATGAGCTTCTCAATGTGGAATATGGAGAACCGGGCACAGAGTCTCGCAAACAATTTGATGATGAGACTCAAGCATTTTGTCTGGCACAGACATTGAAAGAGGAACGTCTTCGCGCCGGCTTGACTCAGGAACAATTGGCTGAGAAAATTGGCACGAAGAAGACTTATATCTCTCGTATCGAGAATGGCAAGTCAGACGTTCAACTCAATACGCTATTCCGCATATTTGAAGGCTTGGGGCGCAGAGTAAGCCTGACAATTCTATAATAGGAATTTGCCCTTCAAAAATCGAGTAGGTCAGAAAACTTCCGTTTCCCGGTCTACTCGATTTACTTTCTTTTCTGAGTCCATAATTTACGTTGCCGAATTTCGGCAACGTTAGGGTAGTTATATAGCTGTAATGTTATCATTTTTGTGTATCTTTACGGTAGTTAAAGTTACAGTTATATGGCGGAAATATTTTACTTATACGTCAATATCGACCCTTACCTGGCGCAATGGTTCATTCATGAATGTGGCGGTGAAACGCCGGTGAAATTGATTCGCGGGAGTATCGAGTATATTTGGCTCGAAACGTTCTTGCGATGTACGCCTAAAGATGAGAAACCCAGATTGGCTAATGAAAATACGTTGACGATTCTGTTACCTAATTTTAGATCTAAGGATACGCGTTACTATAATTATCTTTCCGAAGATGCTGAGAAAATATTCGTATCTATTATTCGTAATCGTTTCGATATTTGTATGTGGAATGAGTTACATCGTTTTGGTAATCTTGTTACCAGACTCGATGGTATTATTTATTCGTTCATGGATTATCATGGCATCGAACATACGGAAACAAATTGGAACGCTATCTCTAAACGGTATCAACGTAAACGCAACATTTATCTAACTAATCTCAAAAAAAATCAAAAAAAATAGTACAACTTTATGGCGTTAAAAAAGGTTAATATTGATTGTATTGAAAGTATTGATTCTATTGATTGTATTGAAAGTATTGATTCTATTGATTGTATTGATTTACACCTTTTAACTGCCTATCTAACAATATTTTAATTATGTTACCAAGCAAACAGATTTTACCCGGTATAAAAAAGATCCTTTTCTTTAATGGTGATTTATTACCTGCTCGTGTTGACCTTCGTGCTATTTGCAATGAGAAGATTATTATTAACCATGATTCGTATCGTGATGTCGATATTTGCGGCGATGCCCAATGTCAACGTGAATCTTCTGTTGAGAAGCATTCTCGTTATGATGATGTGTCGCTTTCGTTCGATTCGACTACTTATATTCCGTTGGGTAAAAATATTGCTTTTGTTGTTGTTGATGTTAACGATAACGTCTGGCTCATCGGCTCCAGGGAGAAACCACAACCTATTGTTAAGTTGAGTATTGATATGGGTACTCCTGACGGTGAAACGGCAGCTTATAAATACAAGGTTACTCATAAGGCCCTACGCTCGTTGATACCTTGCTTACTTTGATTCTTATGCTATTTTGAGGTTTATTTTTTAATTGGTTTAGTTTTTAGACAACTGGTTTATTTGCGTCATTCCTTATGTTATTAGTGCAATCGGCCGTCCGTTCGTGAGAATAGACGGCTTTTTTTATATGGCAAAGAGCCTCTCCGAATGGATGCTCCGAGAGCAAACAGTTATCTATTGCGGAATACATGTTAGCTGATGCCCATTCTGTAATCATACATAGCAAATTCTTTCATATCAAAGGCTCGATAACGCTTCTTCGTCTCATTCATCTACGATATGTCGGTTGCATATCGCCATTCATCCGCAGTATCGCTTCTCATTGACGTGGTTTCATAGCTTGGCTCCATGTAATTCTTTTGTGTCTGCGATTGAAATGCATCATCTCTCATGCTACTTTCGTTTATTGTGGTAGGCGGTGAACATCTTGACAATCTCAAACCATCAGCGGCATATCCATAGCATGTATAGCCGATAAACAATTGGCTGTCATAGCTTGCTACATCTCTTATTGGTCTTTCGTTATACTTGGCATAAGCTCCGCATGGATGGCTCACATCAAGTTTTGTTACGTTTAGCTTCTCCTTGCCCGGAAACAGTGTATCTCGTTCATAATTTTTGTTTGACGAATGAGGAATATTCACCTCTCCGAAATTTCTTCTGAGTCGAATTTAACAATTTGGACGACATTCTGTGAATTGTTCGGTTTTACTCTGCAAAGGTATTGCCGCATACCGGCGTGGCAAGGGTAAAGTGCATCTTTGTAATTTTCTCCACACCGTTCGGGTAGTAAAATTCCTTCTGACCCTTGCCTTTCTGTTATAGTCTCTCCGATATACGTCCCTTTGTTGGCAGTGTAAAACTTTAAACAATTAACATTATGTCTAATTTATTAAATTCAACTAAGATGAAATTTCAATTTGGAGAGATGAACATTACTCCTTCAGTCGTTAATCGCCTTCATGAACTCGATTACACTGTCCCCGAACTCGAAGATGCTATCCAAGAACACGTAAGTCACTTGGATGATGAACCCTCTGTTTACTGCGGTACTTACGCTAAGTACAACGAAGGCTCGCTTCGCGGACTTTGGATTGATGTATCAAGCTTTGACGATTACCATGAGTTTATCAATTTCTGTAAGGCTATACACGCTGATGAATCTGATCCGGAGCTGATGTTTCAAGATTATCAAGGGTTCCCTCGCGATTTCTATTCTGAAAGTTGCATGAGCGAGAGTGATTTCTATAAAATCCTTGACTACAAAAACATGTGTGATTTACATGGCGCTGAAGCTATCGATGATTACATCGACCTCGGTCATGATTTAGCTGACTTCGAAGAAGCCTTCTGCGGTGAATGGGATAGCGAAGAGGACTTCGCCCGTCATATCGTGGATGAATGTTACGACATTGACAAGTCAATGGGTTCTCTCGCTCGTTACTTCGATTATGAGGCTTTCGCCCGCGATTTGTTTATGTATGATTACTCAATGGGTGCTAACGGTAATGTGTTCCGCTTTATCTAACTCTCCACTCTCAAATGGAGCTTCCCTTCGGGGAGGCTCTTTTTTTCGAAACCGTAGAAATATTTTTGCTTAATTAATATAGACTTTCTTCAAAGGCATCTACATCAGCAAGAAGTTCTTCCTTTGATTGTGATTGTCCATTCTTTTTTATCCATTTGTCCATATTCATATCTTCTTCACTTATGATGTTTGCATAAAAAGATAAGGTACCTCCAATACTTATCTTTGTAGTTTTATAATGCCTATAAAGAAGACCTTTTTTTAGAAATTCACGAAACAAACTATATGTATGTTCCGAGCTTATTTCTTTCATTCTATGAACCACATAATTTTCTGGCAATGAGTCATGTGGTATACGCCATTCATTATTATATGAAGTATAACTTGCAAATGGTGAAAATAAAGAAAAAATAAAATCTTCATATTTATAGGCATAAACCCGATTGATTGTGTTTTCTTTCTTTTGAAGTTCCTCAAACTTTCGATTATTTTCATCCCTACGTTTTTTGTTTTCTTCTGCTTCTGCTAACTTCTTTGGATCCTTATAATACTCACGCAGTGCACGTTCGTAACTCAAACCTCTGTGCTTTTTCAAAAACTCATCAAACTCAAGACCTCCATCTTGTGCAGCCAAATTACGAAGATGATTTATTTCATTGTTATTATCTTCATGCTTTCTTAAAATTAAAATTAAAATAATCGCAATAATTGCAATCAATCCAACACCTGCTAAAAATTCCATTTTTATATACTTTTAAATTTATTATTATTATTTAATGAATCTTGCTTCTTCATAAAACAGTATTTCCCAACTTTATTTTATAACGTTCAATACTATAATTTATTACAATAAAACACTTTAGTCTAAACTTTAGTCTAAACGTTTCCTAATAAGGAAACGTAATTAGAATGGCAAATTTGTAATCTAATTTTGAAACGCTACTTTATAACAATTCTTATTCTATTCACTTATTGATTAAATTAAATGCTTTTACAATTATAAGGCACACCATTATTACACTCCTTATAGTAAGACATAGCTTCTTCAACAGTATCCTTATCTACATTTGGATTTTCAATAATTTTTTTATACCAATAACGTGCTGCAGCATGATCCTGCTTTATACTCAACACATTACTCAACGAACTTAAGTCAGAACCATCTTTATACATCTCGCCTAGAAATTTCATAGCTTCAACATTGTTCTGATTAGCTTCTATCTCCATATACTTAATTAAATTTGCTCCATTTCTTGCATTTAATGCATTATTTAGACGTTCATCAAAGTTACTTTCGTTAATATAAGGGACTCCATTATTACACTCTTTATAATATGACAGAGCTTTATCAACAGTACTCTTATCTGCATTAGGACGCTCTATAGCTTTTGCATAACATTGTCGAGCTATAGCGTAATCCTTTATTACGCCCAAACCATGCTGATAGCAATAGCCGAGTCTATACTGCGCATACCAATAATTATATTCCCCCGATTTCTGATAATAGCTTGCAGCTGTTTCAAAATCTTTTGATACTCCATTACCAAACATATAACAATCCCCAAGAATAGCCATAGACGTAATATCGCCTAGGTTAGCTCCTATTTCCCCATATTTTACAGCATCAGCATAGTTCCTTTCTTTGTATGCTTGTGAAGCGAACTCTCCATATTTTGCTTTATTGCAATAATTTAAATTTTTCTCCGCATCACTAAAGTCTCTTCCATATACATCTGGATTATCTATAACTTTTTTATACCATTGGTATGCTATCGAGTAATTCTTTGCTACTCCATAACCATATTGATAGCATTCACCGAGTTCATACTGTGCTTTCCAATAGCCCATGTTTGCAGCCTTTCGATATAAATATATAGCTTTATCGCTATTTTGCGGTACTCCTTTACCAAATAGATAGCATTTTCCAAGAATAATCATTGCCAAGGAACAACTATATGTTGTTCCTAACTCTCCATACCTAACGGCGTCTGCATAGTTATCTGAGATGTACGCTTCATCTGCAATCTTTCCATATAGCTTATTTCGCTCTTCTATCGAAGAATCTTTTTCCTCTTGTTCTGAATATTCATTATTTATTACATCTGTGAAACACTGTAAAGCTTTTAAAAGATTTTTTGATGTTCCTAATCCTTCTTCATAGCAAAGTCCGAGCAAAAATTGACCATATACATACCCTTGATTAGCTGACTTCGATATGTAGTTAAATGCCATATCTATATCTGGGTTTATTCCTTCTCCATTCAAATAACATAAGCCTAATATAGTTTGTGATCTAGCTTCATTTTCGGATGATCCTAATTTTGCATACCTCACAGCTTCGCCATATTTACCTTTTTCATAAGCATCCTCTGCTCGATCTCCGTAATAGTTATAGTTGTATTTTTCTCTTATTTGTTTAGATCGGTTTGACTCTGACTTAAATGATCTTACGACATATATAATTCCTATAATAACAAGAAGAACAATGATAGGCCCATACGAAAATGAAGATTCATCAGAATAGTCCATATAATCTTCTGGCATTAATTTTCCTCTCTGTGCAAAAAGCATGAATTGGTTACTTAAACCAAATAAAATAAGGGATAATCGTTTCATTTTATTAATCATTAGTTATTTTAATAACGCAAAGTTAAACAATTTATTTAAATTCTTGTCTTTTCCCGCCCAACCACCCATATATATCTTTGTGCCATAATCTTGATACTCACTTTTATGGCTATGCAATATCAACTTCATCTTAAAGGTTACGTCGGTGGTTACGACTTCGACCGCGACTATGTTGACTATATCCTCGGCAAAAATGCCGACAAACCTGTCAATGTGCTTATAGATAGTCTCGGCGGATCACTAGCCACCGCGCTATCTATATCGTCCGCCTTCCGAAATCATGGTGATGTCACCGTGCATTTTGTTGGCATGAATGCCTCGGCTGCTACTATAGCTTCTCTCGGTGCCAAACATATCTCTATTGATGCAAGCGCTATGTACCTGGTGCATAAATGCTCTATGGATATTTTTGAGTGGGACTCTCTAAATGCTGACCAATTTGAGCAACTGATTGCCAAGTATCAGCAAACGAAGAGTGACCTCGATAAGCTCGACCTTAATGTGGCTTCTATGTACTCCGCGAAGTGTCGTAAGGATAAGCAAGCGCTCCTGGACCTTATGAAGGTCGGCGGTTGGCTTACGGCTAAGGAGGCTCTCGACTGGGGATTCGTGGATGAAATCACTAACGCCGCCGAAGATGTGGCGCCTCATCTTACGGATGAACTGGCTTCGGCTATGGCGGCTTCCGGTATTCCTATTCCTAAGATTCCTATTGAGGATGTGGAAAAGGGTAGTGCCTTCTCCACATCTCGTGCCAATGAGCGCACATCAGGACTTGTCCTTGATGTGCCGAGTGCAGCCGAGATAGGCCGGTTCGGCAAATTCCTCAATGCTATCTCTTCTATTTTTCGTTCGCAATCTAATTTAATTTCTAAAGCAATGAATAAATCTTATTCTCTTATCTGCGCCCTGTTGGGCATCGAATCGTTTGTCCTTACTGACAATAAAACTTCTATCTCTGATGAGCAGCTTTCTTTAATCGAAAATGCTCTCAAGGAAAAGGATGAAGCTCTCGCCGCTCGTGCATCCGAGATTGCTGACCGCGACAAGTCTATTAATGATCTTCAAACCCAAATCTCTGAGTTGAAGAAACAACCCGGTGATACTACTACTTCTGTTGTTGATAATTCCAAGCATTCTGATTCTTCTGCTGATGCTAAGAAATCTGATGCGGAATTGTATTGCGATACTGTGAACGCTGCTCGTAAGCTTTATGATTATGTTTAATCTTGTTTTACGATTATCTCTTATCTGATGTTATTCTCTCTAATATCTACTCTCTAATTGAAATCTACTCTCTATTATCTACTCTCTATTATCTGATTAGTATCTAATATCTATTTTATTCACTAATATCTTTTATTAATTATGGCTGGTAAATTAAATTTCTCCCTGCAGGAATACCAAGAGGCTGCTACTATCTATCGTAAAGACCTGCTTATGCTCCCTATCATAGGCATTCAAGAGTCTTTGAAGTATATGACAGGTCGTCCGGGTATCCGTTATAAGGAACAGGTGGCTGCTATATCCGGCGATGCTCAGTTCGCTCCGTACAAGCCGAGCCGCAGTACTGATTTTAATCTCAATCTTGATTTCCGTACCCTGGAAACGTTCTTCGGTTCGGTGGTTGCCAAGTTTGAGCCTAATAGTGCTATCAGTACACTGCTCGGTACCGGTGCTACCAAGGGTGATGGGCAGATGCAAACGCCTACTGCGCTGCATGTGTTGGCTCTCATTGCTAAAGGTCTGGCTGAACATCTTAATGATGCTCTCTGGAATGGTAAGCGTGATGCATCCGGTGATACTACGGCTGACCTCTTTGACGGTTTCGATACGATAACCGAGAAGGAGATTGCTGACGGTAATATTGCCGAGGACCTTGGCAACTATATGAAGATTGATACTGAGATTACTTCGGCTAATGCTGTTGATGTTGCCAAGTCTATCTTGTTCTCTTTGGACCCGCGTCTCCGCAAGGAAGAGTTGTACATGTTCTGCTCGCAAGACTTCGCCGACAAGTACAACGAGGGGTATCTGTTAACGCATGGTGGTATTGCCTACAACACGCAGTATGACCAAACTGCGGTAGAAGGCTCTAATGGTCGCCTCAAGCTCGTCCCGCTTTACAATAAGATGGATTCTAAGTTCATCCATGTAACGCCCAAGAAGAATATGCTTGTAGGCTTTGACCAGATGAGCGATGTGGAGAATATCCTTGTCAAGGAGTATGAACCGTTCATCCTCTCTTACATTGCTACTATGTTCTTTGGTGTGCAGTTCGAGTCTATCGACAAACGTCGTTTCAAGGCTATTGAGCTTGTCTAATCCTTTTTGAATGTACAATATTGTAATACTTAAAATCCTTTACAATCCTTGTAATCCTTTAAATCCTTTCTCTATTGTCTAACTTTAATTTGATAATACAATGTCTGATTCTGTTTCTACTACGACTTCGTCTTGTTCTAATCTCCAAAAATCCTTGGCTTGGTGTCAGGGTACGCCGGAGCTTCCCGGTATTAGACGACGTATTTATTATATCTCCAAGGGGCAGATAGTGAAGTGGCCTTCTCTACCTCGCGATGCAAAGGGTAGAGCTACTTCTTCTGTCTTGGTCGGTGATTTTGAACTGAAGGCTGATGCCAAGTGGCTTTATATTGATATTTTGCCTGATAAGTCGCAGCTTACTTCCGAGGCACAGGGTGAACTCCCCAGCCAAACCCAGCTCAACAAGCTCACTGCCGTTCACCCCGGTGTGGGTGAGGAAGCATCTGCCGCTGCTGCCTACATCAACAACAATGATAATGTGTTTGTCATTCAAGATATGAAGGATAATTATCGTGTTGTCGGTTCTGAAAAGTGGCTTACGAAGTCTACCGTGGCGCAAGACCTTGGTCAAGGTGCAACCGGTACTACTTCTACTACTATCAATGCCGAGGCTACGGATGAAGTACCTGCTCCGTTCTATGTGGGTACGCTCGCTACAGAGGACGGTGATGTGGATTGTAGTAATGCCGCTTAATTGTGTGCGCTACTCTTTGAGTTAGCTTTTGTTGAAACCCCATTTTGTTGCAATATGTTTGATAACGTCAAGTCCGGTGCGATTGACTTGAACGAGTTGATTAACAACATCTCCGTTCCTGATATCGTGGTCCCCGAACTTGACGTTTTGGTGTCTAATAAGAAGTGTGCTTCTCTCCATGCTAATAAGGATATTTTCGCTGAAAAGAAACGTAAGGCTTGGCATGAGAATAATACGGCTGAAGCTCGTTGTGACTTCGCTCCGGATAAGGTCCGTATATCTTATCGTAATCCTTCTTTCGGTATCATTTCGCTTTGGAAGAAGTCCATATATGGGCGCACTCTTACGGAGATTAAGAATGATGATTCTATGGTTGAACGTTTCGCCACTGGTATGGCTAATCTGATTGGGCAGATTTTAGGGCATTCGCTCGCATCCGGTGACTGGTGTATTGTGACATCTCCGAAGCGTCGACACAAAACACATAATTTTGCGTCGCTCATTGCAGCGCAAATAGGGGAGTTATTGCACATTCCTTTTTATGAGGATGTGGCGCAATGTCACTCCAAGCATCGTGCCGGGGCAGTGTTCTCTTTAGGTACACAGCCTCCAAAGGAGGGTAACATTATCGTATTCGACGATTTTGTTACTACAGGTGCTACTATGATCTCTATGAAGAATCTACTGGAACCGCTCGGCAAGAACCTGGTGTTCTTTACCGGAATCAATAATAAATGAATTCTAAAACTTTTAAAGCATTACCGAGATTATAACTAAGATGAATACAGTGGAACGTATCCTTTTATACATAAAATCAAGGACTTATATATTTATATATAATTTTTAGTAAAATTTTGCTATTCTACTGATAATCAGTTAAATATCATTAAGTGTAATGAAAATAAATAGGAATGTTTTACCTTTGCAATGTGATAAACAATAAATACGATTAACTAAAACAAAATTAAAAAATAATTATGGAACCAATTGTAATTGCATTAATACCGTTAACAATAATAGTAACGACAATTCTAATTATATATTCAAGTACTATTAGATGGCTTTTTATATCTATAGCTTTTTCTATTACCGCCTTCACATTAGCAACATTATTTTTAGTATTTTTAGGATCATTAGCAACTAAGTTATGTTACAGTTATTAAACTTTGCATTATTTGTAATATTGGCAATGAGTATAATTGCAGCTATTATAGGCGTAATCATTATGGCTATTCAACAATTTAACAAGATTAATAAATTCATGAAGCAATACGAAGAAACCATGAACAATGATATAAAAAAGGAAAAAATTAAGCCATGAAAACGATAAAAGCATTATTGGGTCTTATTGGCGCAATAATATTATTCATCTTTTTAGGAACTTTAGTCCAAGGAGCTATAGCCTTATTATTATACATACTAATTCCAATAGCGGTAATATATGGAATTATATTAGTGATAAGTTGGTTTGCTGATGGCTGTAAATAACCTATAATAATGACTGAATTTCTGAATTAATATTGTCTTTTAGTCCGTAAAATATAGTAAGTAAGTTTGCAACATAAAAATTGCAAACTTATTTTTTATGGATCATAAATTTACTGAACTTATTGGCAAATGGCTCAATACTGCAGCCGAGGAACGTGATTACTCTATCGGTGCTTTATATCTCTTGAAGTTGAGCGGTAACATTATTCTGTATCGTAATGTCATCGCGGCTCTCGATAAACATAAGCCTTTTATCGAGTATCAACTGCAAAAGTATTACAACTTTCGTGTTCAAGAGCTGACTCACGACCAAGTGGTGGAAATGGAATCCAAGGCAGAGGATATTGTGGCTGAACATATTTCGCTTGCGGCGGAGGCGGATGAGCAGCCGCATAAAGGTAAACGTTCTGACCACGACCAACTGCCGGATGAAATTCAAGCGAAGTATGTGGAAAATCTCTCGCTCCTGCAACGTATGCGAGAGCTTCATCTTAAACTTCGCACCATGTCTACCGAGGATTCCACTTGCCCCGATAGTGAACGTTATCCGTTCCTTAAAGAACTTATTGACCTGGATAAGAAGCTTCATGCTAATTGGAAAGAGTATGATAGTTATGTCGTTAATGCTTAATCTCTGTTTTCATAGGCTCTTAAAAAGTGTAAAGACCTATTATCTCTCGACAAAGGTCTTTACTGAGTATATTTATTAAATTATTCAATGAAGTCCTGGTGGAGGACATTCATGTTCAAAACTTATGGTAACAAACCGTTGCAAAGATAACAATTTTCTATGAAAAGAAAATATTTTATATCAAATAATGATAAAAAAACAAAAGACCTCTATCTCACGACAATGGTCTTTTAGGTTACATTAAAAATTACGATTAAAATAATACCTTAATGCAAAGGTAATATATTTTTATGAATAGTAACTACTTAAATATCAAATAAAAATGTAAAAGACCTCTATCTCCCGACAAAGGTCCCTCTAAAATACCAATAAATTATTTCTTCGAACAGTTGCAAAGGTAATATATTTTTATGAAAAGTAACTACTTAGATATCAAATAAAAAAGCGAAAGACCTTTATCTCACGACAAAGGTCCTCATAACTATGTTAACTTCAAAATCAATAAATGAATCCGTAAGGAAACATTTCAAATGTATGACAACTACATTTCAAACCATTGCAAAGTTAATATATTTTTATGAATAGTAACTACTTAGATATCAAATAAAAAAGCGAAAGACCTTTATCTCACGACAATGGTCTTTCAACACTGTAAAAATGTGTTTAAACTAACAATTGCAAAGTTAATATATTTTTATGAAAAGAACAGCTTCTATATCTGATATTTTGAAACCGCTTGATGAAAAGCCGTTTCAAGCTTATCTATCTACTGCGTTGCAAGTTGCCGATGTGCTGGAGTGGATATTGAAGCAAGTGGGTGTTGCCGAAATCTGGCAAACATCTTTCTCTATCTCCGAAGAGTTCCTTCGTAGACTCTATTTCATCTCTCGTGACAAAAAGGTCAGCCGTATTAATCTTGTTCTCGACCATAAGGCGACTAATAAAACTCTTAAACTATGGAGCTTCATTGTCCAGGTCATCGAACGTACTTATCTGGCTGACAACCACTCGAAAATCTTACTCGTAAAAGGGGAGAACGGCGCCAAAGTTTCTGTCGTTACCTCACAGAATCTTACTCGCGGTAACCGTGCCGAGTCTGCCTTTATCTCCACTGACGCTGAGATTTTCGATAAGCTTTTTGTCCAAGTTAACGATTTAATAACCAATCATTCCGTACCGCTTAATGATTTATTCCGAGAACGTATTGCAGCAGATTGAAAAGTTCGCTGCTATCTATCTTAAGATTTCTGATATTGCCGTCATCATTAATGTGCCGGCTGATATGCTCCGGGCTGATATTGCCGACCGTTCAACGGCGGTGTCTTTGGCCTATCGTCGTGGTAAAGCCGCTTCTAAGGTGAAGCTGCTATCACAAGAGATGATGCTTGCTCAAGTGGGCTCACCTCTCGCTATTGAAAATGTTCATCGTAATTTACTTGATATGGAGGATGATGAGTGATGCCGTACCCGAATGCTATTGATGTGTGCCGTGCTGATCTTTTTACCAAGGAAGCGGATCTGAAGGAACGTTATCCGATTCTTATGGTGGAAAAGATTCTGCGTGTGCGTGAGATGTATAATTGGTTTATTGCCAATCCGGATGCTACTGACCGTGAGTTCGTGGCGGAGCTGATGCAACGCCATGATGTAGCTAAAGGCACAGCTTACTCCGACCTGCAAGTGGTCAAAAAGCTGCTCCCTATGTTTGCTGCTTCTAATAAGGATTTTCATCGCTGGAGAGCAAATGAAATGTGTATCGCCACTTACAAAATGGCGGAGAAGCGTAAGGACACTAAGACCATGGAGAAGACTGTGGCTACTTATGCTAAGATTAATCGTGTGGATCTGGAGGATGAACAGGCTATTCCGTTTGATAAGATTATGGTCCAACCTTTCACTGCTACTGATGACCCGCGTGTACTGGGCATCGAGCCTATCCCCAATATTCAAGATAAGATTTCAGCGATGATTGAAAAGTATAGCGCCGAAACGATTGATATTGAGGATGTGCAGTTCGAGGAAGTGGACCTGGAGTTTGATAGTCTGTTCCCGAATACGGAAACAGCAAATAATGATACGCTATTCGATGATACCACTGAGTCCGAGCAAGTCTGCGATAAGGTATAATCCAAATATGATTGCAAAAGATATTACAAATTTAAGGACAAAGGAGAGCAAATTATTGCTTACTCTATTATTTATTACTTTTGCAATTGGTCCTATGATTATGCTGTATATCAAGCATACTATTATTATGATTATCCAAGATTTCATGATGTAAATGGTTTAATTTATTTACAAAGTTACAACTTTTCCCATGAATAACAAACGTATATACTTCAACAAGCCGCAGCGCCTTACGCAACTTATCGGTGCTAACACTACCGTTATTGTTGCAGGTCGCCGTACAGGTAAAACGGACTCTATCGCTGCGCCTTTCGTGCTGCGTAATATGCAACGTATGCCCGGCTCGACAGGTGGTATTGTGGTCCCTACGTTCAAGCATGGCTTGACTAATACTCTACCCGGTTTACTGGCCGCCTGGAAACGCTGGGGATTCCTGAACGGCGTACATTATGTGATTGGTCGCAAGCCTCCCAAATCGTTTGCGGCGCCTATCATTGATCCTGCCGAGAATGAGCATGTGATTCGTTTCTACAACGGCTCGTGTGCTGTTATTATATCGCAAGACAGGGCTGGCAGCTCTAACTCGCTGACGCTATCTTGGCTATTGGTGGATGAGGCTAAATTCATTGACTATGCCAAGCTAAAGGATGAAACGCTACCGGCTAATGGTGGTATTAAGTCTTACTTCGGTAAGCACTCGTATAATCATTCTATTATGATTCTGAGTGATATGCCGCAGACGCAAAAGGGTAGTTGGTTCTTGCATTACAAGGAGAAAATGGACCCGGAGCTTATCAAGACTATTGAGGGTACGGTTTATGAGATTTGGCGTATCAAGGAACGTATACGCAAACTGAATAAATCCGGTGATACGGTGCCGAGCTATCTAAAGTATTATCTGCGCCGGCTTGACACTAACCTCAATAAGATGCGCTCCGTAGCGGTCTATTACAAGGAGTATTCCTCAATAGAAAATCTGCAATTGCTCGGTGAAAACTACATCAAGCAGATGAAGCGGGACCTCACGCCGCTGACGTTCCAAACCTCTATCCTTTGCCGTAAGATTGGGATTGCTAAGGACGGCTTTTACTCGTCGATGCGTGAGGCGCATAAGTATGATGCTTCTAACTTCTCTACGCTTGATGAAGAGTTTAAAAAGTTGGCTAATGGTCCTCTTAGCTCTTCTCTCTCATCTTTTAACTCTACGAGTGACAGTGATGTTGATGCGGATGCGCCTATCTGTATAGGTATGGACTACAACGCGAATATTAACTGGATAGTTGCAGGTCAACCTAAAGATAGACGCCTAAATGTTATCAAATCGTTCTATGTCAAGTTCGAACGTAAAATACCTGCTCTGATTGACGATTTTTGTAATTATTACAGTCAGCATCGTAACAAGACGGTCATCTATTATTACGATGCTACTGCGCTCGGCTCTAATTATGCTGTCAATGAGCAAGATTTTCGTTGGGTGGTTACGCATGAGTTCGAAAAGCATGGCTGGCAAGTGGAACCGGTTTATCTCGGCAATCCGATGCGCCATGATGAAAAGTACCTTCTCATCAACCAAGGTTTCGCAGGCAAGCAACGACTGATGCCTTTCTTCAATCGCTCGAACAATGAGGATCTGATTCTCGCTATTCAGTCCGCCGGTGTAAGCCGAGGTCGTAACGGCTTTCACAAGGATAAGTCGGGCGAGAAGCTTGCCGAAAGCGAAGAAGCACTCCTGGAGCATCGCACGGACGGTACGGATGCTTTCGATACGCTTTACATCGGTTGCGAGAAATTCCCGTTCCAACAATCTGTTTCTATCTATACCGGTGGAGTACTTTAGAAAAGTTCCGCCTCTGTCAGCAGGACGGACATTGACAGAACCATTATCGGGTATGTAAAATGACACTGCTACTTTACATGGCGGAACTTACACACAAAATTACAATCTTATTTTGATTAATCAATTATATTAATTAACTTTGCTATGAATCAATAGCCCTAATACACAATATGCAAGAACTTATAAAACCATATTTCCTTATATCTCCTGATTACGGGTGTTGTCTTGGTCACTTTGTAACCAATGACAGTAGCTTGGCATATGGTTGTGACGATGATACCATCGAACTTGAAGGGTATGATGATACTCCATTTGTTGTGCCCGGTATTGAAGAGTGGTGTTATCAATGGGAAATGGCGAACGATAAATACATTAAAGGTGAACTCCACACGTTAGATCCCGCATGGGAAGAGAGGGGCTTGGCTTTAGCCCAAGCTTTTCGACAAATACTGCCTGATGAGATAAATCTTTATTATGGGACAAAATGCTTGATTGAGAAGATTAAATATTTCGTTTTAAGTCCGGATGTACCTTCTATAATTGGCGACACCAACGTAGTGTCAGAAGCTTATGATGAAGATGAAATCACAATTGGCTATTTCTCGCCTATAAAAGCTCCGGGGCTTGATAAATGGTGGCACGATTTCGATAGCCATGTAGATTATGCAGACTCAACTGCAGACGAAAATTTTGATTGGATGACATGGATAATTCAAGGTCTTGATTTCGCTAAGATTATTCGCAGTCATCTACCTCAATCTGTTTCTGTTTGGTTTAGCACTCCATTCGAGATAAGAAATATAATTCCTCATCTTGAAATCCTTATAAATGCCGATGGCTCTTTCAAAATTGAGAAATTCAATACATTGTAATATATTAATCCCTAATAACTCTCTTTATGGAATACAAATATACCAACCGCGAAGTTGTTAAGCTAACCGACGACATTATCAAAGTCATTGAGGAAATCGCACAGCGCGATGATACGCTATTTGAAGATGCATTCATCGGCATCGATATGGATGATTATTCTGTCCGATTTGTCGACGGCGATGATGTGATTATGGACGACATCAGCAAAGGCGACATATTCGCTGACCTCGACCTATACCACATCTATTCTATGGACTGGATTCGCTACAACTCTAAGTTAAACAAATACCTCATTATGCGACAGAACATTAACAGGTTCGCCCAAGACAAACTAACCCAAATTTTCACCTCAGCCTTAAAATAAGTGACAATATGAAACATGTAAAAATTCGCGCTCTATACTTCAAGGCAGTAAAACCTGCTATGAAAGAACTTGATGTAGATGATGAACTCTACAATACTTTGTGTGACGGTGCTCCTGACTCACAAATCTTGCAAATCCTTGGCATTCCACACATGGCATCCTCGGTACGTCGCATTCAAATTCAGTGTGATGGCAAACTCATCTACAACTCCCCAAACCGAGCCGCAGTCAACTATCCCTGCGACTCTCGCCCTTGGTGAGAGCTTGTAAAAGTTACACCGACAATTTAGCTTGAACAGCTAAATTGTTCAAGACAAAGTTCAACAAACACTTCTTAAATTTATTTTCTAAACACTAATTCTTTAAGAAAAAATCGTTAACTTTGCAATATATAACGCGCTTGCGCAGACAAATGACCGTAACAACTTATACTCAATATATTAAGGAACTTACTTGTAGTCGCGAAAAGGCTTGGTCGCCTGTCTGCCTACTTGGAAGTTCCGATTTTATAATTAATGGAATATATAAGCATCAGCAACCGCCGATACCTTGGCAATAAATACAAACTACTTCCTTTTATTCAAGAGGTTGTACAGAAAGAGTGTATTGATGTTCATACATTCTTTGATGTTTTTGCGGGAACAGGTGCGGTTGCTTCAGCATTTACAAATTGCAGATTAATTGTGAATGATTTGATGCGAAGCAATTATATTGCATCTCTTGCTTGGTTCTCTTCTGAACAATTTTCCAAGCAAAAAGTATATGATTTAATCACTTATTTCAATTCCTATGATGCATCTTCTCAGTCTAACTACATAAGTGAGAATTTCTCTGGCACATATTTCAGTGAAGCCGTTTGCAAAAAAATAGGCTACGTTAGGGAATCAGTCGAGAAAATGCTAAAATCGGGTGAGGTAAATCAGAAAGAGTGGGCTATTATTATAACATCGTTATTCTATTCAATGGATAGAATAGCTGCTACTTGCGGTCATTATGATTCTTTCATTCAAGGAGCTGCTCTCCCTAATGAAATCATTTTGCGTATGCCAATTCTAGATTATCCGTTAGCTTCCAATAATATCTGTTTAAATGCTGATGCAAATATAATTGCGGGAGATTATACATGTGACGTTGCATACCTCGACCCGCCATATAATTCTCGTCAATATTGTGACGCTTACCATTTGTTAGAAAACATAGCACTCTGGCAGAAACCTGAAGTGTTTGGCATAGCTCGTAAGATGGATCGCTCTACTATGAAGAGTGAATATTGCCGAACATCAGCAGCAAAGCAATTAGATGATTTAGTTAATCGCCTTAATACAAGATATATATTGCTTTCTTATAACAACAATGGTAACAAATTGCAAATAAGGAGTAACGCAAAAATTTCAGATGAAGATATACTCCGCATACTATCTAAACGTGGAGAAGTTAGAATATTTACCACTGACTACCGCCCGTTCTCAGCAGGAAAAGGCGAAAATGTTGGAAACCAAGAAAGATTGTTCCTATGCGTCGTTCAGAAATGAATAAATATTTCACGGTTTCACCGTTGAATTACATTGGAGGCAAAGCTCGAATCCTTGATCAAGTTTTGCCAAACTTCCCATTATATATTGACATCTTTGTTGACCTATTCTGTGGAGGTTGTAATGTTGGCATTAATACTAAGGCTGATCACCACATATACAATGATGTATCACCCCAACTTGTTGGATTGTTGGATATGCTATCAAGAGAGAATCCGTCTCACGTCATCAATACCATCAATACCATTATAGACAGATATGGCTTTTCTCGAACTTCTGACCATAATTTTGCCTATTACGGTGGTAATAGTATGAAAGGCGTGTCAGAATATAATCGTCAGAAATTTATCGATCTTCGCACTGAATTCAATTCATACCGAGAGCGAGATGACTACTATTATATTTTGCTATATACATTAGTCATTTTTGGGTTCAATAACCAAATCCGTTTCAATTCTAATGGTGAGTATAATCTACCAGTTGGAAAACGTGATTTCAATCTCGTACTTCAACGCAAACTTGAAAAGTTTATGCTCGCATTACAAGCACAAAAGCCAAAGATACAATGTTCTGATTTTAGAGAGTTCGACGTAAATTTGCTAACAAAGGATAGCTTTGTTTATGTAGACCCTCCTTATTTAATAACGGGTGCAACCTACAATGAAAACAGCGGATGGACGGAGCGAGATGAAGAAGATTTACTCTTTTTCCTTGACACACTCACTCAGCATAATATAAAGTTTGGCTTATCTAATGTCTTAACTCATAAGGGTAAAGAAAATACTATTCTACAAAATTGGATAGAACGCAATGAATATTGCGTTAGCCAGATTATTATGGATTATAGTAATTCAAATTATCAAGTTAAAGGCAAAGATTCGGGCACACAAGAAGTTCTTATTACCAATTATAACACGTTCGAAATACATGGAGAATTAACATATGGAATACGATTTGAACAAGCTCGCGTATAACTCATTTGTATGGAATTTTGGCACTACTTCATTCCGTACAAAACAGCTGAATTTTTCTATTGAACGTCAACTCGCATTATTAGAAGAATTTTGGAAAGACCCCGAAAATGCAAAATGCGGATGGGAAAAAGGATATGTTTCAGCTGAGCAACCGTTTGATATTTACGAAATCAAAAATCGTTATTACGATTTTATGAATGAAAGCGGTTTTATTTCTGGCAATGAGGAAATCAAATACAAGACTGCACGTGAAAAAACATCCGGTCTTGTTGATATTGGTGTGATTAATCGGAACCATCGTCTTACTTCAGTTGGATACGCCTTACTTAATATGTCGCGCAAAGGCGATTACCATTCTGATAATTTTCTCTCCATTTCAGCTGACTCACTAATTTACCTTTCTCAGCTTCTAAAGTATTCACTTCCAATAAAAGGTGGTTTTATACGGCCTTTTGTCGTCTTGATTCATCTCTTAAATGAACTTGGTTCATTATCATTCGAGGAATTTACTTTCTTAGCTCCACTATGTATTAGCAAGGAATCGACTAACTATATTTTAGAAGCAATCCCTAAGCTACGCAATGGTGAATTATCTCTTGATGATATTATATATTCTCAAATAATCAAGTATGATAATTATAGAGAAGCATATGCTGCTTGGATGGATAATAAACCGTCGGAGGAACTTATTTGTGCAATCGGCATAAATCGGAAAAGCCGCAATTTAGACAAACCGTATTTCCCTTTATATCATGCATTAAAGGGGCTCTTCCTGCATAAAAATATGGAAGATGCCGCTAATGTTTATTCCCTTACTAAAAAAATCTCTATCGGATCATGGTGGAGAAAACTATTGTTTGACTCTTCCAATGTTAAAGCTATACAGCATGACCCAGAAACACATCTAAACAAAACTCTTTTTTCGGAAATAAACTCTGAAAGCGATTTAAAACGTGTTTTCTTTAGATACTTACACTTGTTTAAGGTTAAATCTACGCTGAGCGATTACTTTGATCTTAATCGTCGCTATATTAAGCTGGCTAACGTAATACTATTTGAAGATTGTACGCTTAAATTAGATTTAGTTCCAAAACAACTTTTTAAGGTCGCAGACGAAGGTCTATGTAAAATCGCATTTTCAAATGCTGACAATCTCGAAGAATTAACATCATTAGATGAAGTCTGTACTGCTTTACGCTTTAACGAAGAAGAACTACTACAAGCGATAAACTCTGCATTAGGTTTGAATTTATCGAATATAGATGAAGCATATACGGAAGTTGACCGTGAGCGTTATGAACGTTTTAACGCTATGGTTAAGAGTAAATTCTCTGATGACAAATTGATTGAGCTTCTAAATAACTTTGACTCCCGCAATGACGAAGCTATATCAAATTCGGTTTCAGACAATGCCGATATACCGACAATTTTTGAATATATTCTTGGCATAATATGGTATAAGACAAGTGAGTACAAAGGTCGAATCCTTGACTATCTCAAGCTATCGTTAGACGCAGATTTATTACCTGTTACTCATGCAGCAGGTGGAGAAGCCGATATCGTTTATGAGTATGCAGAATGGGCACCATTCTATCCTAAACATAATCTATTGCTTGAAGCTACACTAGCTGATGGTACTAATCAGCGTCGTATGGAAATGGAACCGGTTTCTCGCCATTTAGGCAGACACTTGTTACGAACTAAAAATTCTGACAACTACTGTGTATTTGCCACAACATATTTAGATGCAAATGTTATCAGCGATTTCAAAGCAAGAAAGTTCATCCCATTCATTGACCCTCAAAATCCTGAAGAATTTGTTTCTGGTATGAAAATTATTCCTCTTGATACTTCTGACTTACGTCATATAATACTTCAAGGGAAAAAGTACCGAGACCTTTATTCTAAATTTGAGGAAGCATATCGCAAAAGCGAAGAATTTCCTCATCCGTTAAAGTGGTACAAGGAGAAAGTCTCAATATTATAAACTAATTCCAATTTGTTATGGCTAATAATGATATAATTATTCGCAGACTTGCGCTTATAAAGTATCTGTTTCAAAAAGGCGTTGAAGCTTCAAAGGCAGCTGACATCGTTGCTGGTTTTTCAATACTCTCATTTCATGACAGTATTGAAATGTTTTTGATACTTGCAGCTGAGAGCAAAGATATAAAAAATTTCAAGGCCTTCTCTTTCATGGAATTTTGGAGCAAAATCCCAGATCTCACTCTTCGTAATCAAATTGAAGCTCTTAAAGATAGACGCGTTGCAATTAAGCACCGTGGGCAATTCCCTTCACGTCAAGATATTGAAATTAGCCGTATTAATACGACAGATTTTTTGGTGGAGAATACACGGATAATTTTTAATATGGATTTCAATTCCATCTCATTAGCAGATTTGATTGCGTCTGATTCTGTTCGTTCTCTTGTCAAAGCAGCCGAAGAAAAATTATCTAATCAAGATATCTTTGGCTCGCTATGCGATAGTCGTTTTGCTTTTCACGTACTTTTCTCCGAATATGAAAATTCAAAAAGTCCATACCAATATTGGCAAAGTATTATGGAAATCGGCAATAAAGTCGGTGATGAATATAAGTCATTAATTGGTAATGATACAAAATTAGGTGTAAGGTGGTTTAAAGAAATATCTGAAACTACTAATAAAATTCGTGACATTTTAAAGTACACTTCACTAGGTGTCGATTACAGAAAATATGTATTCTTCACAGCTGTAACGCCTTATATGTCGGTATATTGTAAACGAAATGAATGTGGTTTTGAACCTCATTTTATGAGCCAAAATGAATATGAATATCGACATAGATTAAGAGTTGATAATGCGCAACTCTGTATCGACTTCGTGATTGAATGTGCATTAAAAATACAAGATTTCGATTTTGATTGCTCACAGATTTTTAAAACTGCAGAGGAGTCCGAATCATGGCTAGAAACGCAAAAAAACAAAACGAACAAATCCTAAAAGATATTCTTTAGCAAAAAACTCTAGCCTATATTTATAAAACGACTAATCAATTAAAAACTGACACCAACATTTCTATCATGGAAATTATCAATGAAATACAATATGCTGACAACACTTACGGTTGCGAAGTGGGCATCTCGGTAGCTGAGTGGTGCGACATCCTCTCTAACGGAGATGTCACAACCGCCAACTATCGGAATGCGCTTTTGGCATTTTATAAAGAGCCGGGGCATCGAGCCACCTGCAAGGACGTTGGCGCCAAATATTTTGCCGACTCTTCAGGTGCAAAGAAATTCAATGCTTGGATTACGCAATTCGGAATGGCTGTTACCAAACATCTGAATAGATTTGAAATCCATACATCTGACGGCTCGCCTTCGTTTTGGAACGTAGCCATGAATCCGGGGGTCGCATTGAAAAACGATGGTTTTCAATGGACTTTGCGCCCCGAATTGGTTCAAGCTATCTCCGAACTCGGATTGGAGAGCAACTTTACACTAAAGTCTGTGCTTGATCAGCTAGCCGACAAATTGGAGCTTATTGCCAACAACAAGCTAATAAAGGTTGCTCTCAACCATTATATGGCTGACCTAGATAACATCTGGGAAAAAGAAGATTACAAGTGGGAAGCGGTGCAGTGCTTTCGGAAAAATTGGGACGAAAGCAAATCGGGAGCAGACTTCGCAGTCATGCTTGAGAATGCCTTGTCAAAGACCGGCAACCTGCTTTCTTCTACTGCTTCGTTCCCTCGCGCAATGGTGCAGAATTTTGCAAAAGCCGCTCCTGAAGAAACCAAGAAAATGTTCTTGGATCTCTTCAATGAGAGCGAGGACTTGTATAATCGTTATCAAAGATTTATTACGAAAGCAGAGGAACTGCGCAGCACATACGACGATGGAACGTGGCACAACCACTACCAAAACACTAACGTTGTGAGTACATATCTGTGGCTGCGCTATCCCGATAAGTATTACATTTACAAATATTCTGAATACAAGGCAGTTGACGAAAAGTTTGGTCTCGATATTTATTTCAAGGCTAATGGTGCGGTCACCGAAATGCTTAAAGGTTTCAAACTTTACGACTACCTTAATCCGATTTTGCGCAGCAACGCCAAATTGGTTAGTGCTATCCGCAATAAAATTGCGCAGTATGATAGCTACTATAAAGACCCAGAACTGCGCACTGCTACCTTCGATTTTGGCTTTTGGGTAAGCCGCTATTTTGAACCCTCTAAAGTTACAATACCAAAAATGTCTCCTTTCATTGAAGAAGCAAGTAACCTGCTTCGCTACAAGAAAAATATAATTCTGCAAGGCGCACCGGGCACAGGTAAAACCTACAACACCGCTGCTCTTGCATTAGCCATCATCGACGGCATAGTTCCCGAGGATCATGCAGAAGTGATGAAACGTTACGAAGAACTTCATGCTCAACGACACATCGAGTTCACCACATTCCACCAATCAATGGATTATGAAGATTTCGTTGAAGGTCTGAAACCGGAGAAAGACGGCGACGGTGTAATCTACAATGTAACCCCGGGCATATTCAAAAAGATTTGCAACGCTGCTCAAACGAGTGCGGAAGTATCTTCATCAGGCACTGACGAAATACTTGCCGGCATAAACGATAATCCTACAATCTGGAAAGTCTCATTAGAAAGTACCGGCGACAATCCAACTCGCAAGGATTGCTTGGAAAATGGTTATATCAAAATAGGATGGCCCGAGTACAAGGATGTAGATTTTATGGATGCAAAGAATGTCACAGATGGCAAATACATTCTTCGTGCTTTTCAACACGATATGGCTATTGGCGATATTGTTGTTAGTTGCTATTCACAAGACGAAACAGATGCCATTGGCATTGTTACAGGTGACTATGAATATCACGAGGATGGAGGCGAGTTCCCTCGTTATCGCGAAGTCCGCTGGATTGTGAAAAATATACGTGAGAACATTAAAGAAATTAATGGCGGAAGGCACATGGTTTCCGGTACAATTTATCGCTTATCTATCACATTGAACGATATTATCAATGTGATAAAGAAATATACAACCACTAAACAATTAGTGCCGTCTGAGCGCCCGTATGTGCTTATTATTGACGAGATAAACCGTGGTAATGTATCACGCATATTTGGAGAGCTGATAACTCTCCTTGAACCGGACAAACGACTTGGCGAAGCTCACGCCATCAAGCTCAAATTGCCATATTCTAAGGATGAAGATTTTGGTGTGCCCAATAATCTTTATATCATTGGTACAATGAATACCACAGACCGTTCAACCGGCACCATTGACTATGCTCTACGCCGCCGTTTCGCGTTCATCACGCTTCCGGCTGATCCTGACCTTATCGCGAACGAAACCGCAAGAGCAATCTTCTCTGATGTTAAGAAGTTCATCGAGCAACATCAATGTGCCGATATGGATATTGACGACCTTATGGTCGGTCACAGCTACTTCATGGCAACGAACAACAGCGAACTCAAACAGAAGATAATCTACGAAGTTATTCCGCTTGTCAAAGAATACATCAAGGATGGTATTCTTAGCGTTCGCCCCGAAGAAGCAGCCAAGTGGTTTGACGCCTGGAAACAACTTACAACTAAGAAAGAAGCCGTAACCGATGATTCAGCTGAGTGAGCATGAAGTAGTTTCTCCTGAGAAACTTGAAGGGTTGAATTTAGACACCTTGCGCCGCCGTATCAATCTTAATACGTCGCGGTTCATTACGTCTAAAATCAACTTGCTTACGTGCTACATCGATGAGAAATCTTCCGACCTCGCTTTCTCTGCTTTATTCCGCATTGGCGCTGAATGGCTTGATTCGGAGCAAACAAAGTCAGTTGTCGTTACTCCAAAAGTGATGAACATTGACTTCATTGATATGTTCATGCAATGCTTATCAGACAATGAAGTCGCTGATAAGTTCTCCGAAATCTACGACATTGACTTTGAGTCTAAACCCATTTACGCGCCGGGGCTAGACTCTGTGCTATCTCCTTTGCTCGTGGTACAATATCTTATGTGCGTGAAGCGCATCGCTGCACGCGGACTTCGCAAAGGATATGTGAGCCGCGAGGAAAATCTCAACAAGGTGAAAGGGCGTATTGACATCCGCAGAAACGAACGTCAAAACGTGATGACCAACCACCGCGAGCGAGTGTTTTGTCGGTACGAAGAATTTTCTGCCGACACTCCTACAAACAGATACTTGAAACAAGCTCTGTTTGTATCGCAAGCTATGATTATGAAGATGTCTGACCATCGTAGTTTCGCGCCACTATTGGCGATGTTCAACTATTGCATGAGCGCTTTTCAATGCGTCAGCAATGATAACGCACCGTTGAACGTGGTAAACATCAAACATAACAAGCTTTATCGCGATGACACCGACGCTTTACGTATGGCTACCTTGATTTTGCGTCGCAAGGCTTTAGCTCCTGACAAGATCAAATCCACATCAAGCTATGTGCCTGTATTCCGAATGAATATGGCTCTACTTTTTGAACATTATGCTTTGGCTAAACTGCGCCGCACGTTCAACCGTGCCGTGTTGTATCAGGAGAGTGGAGTGTATGGTAGATTTTACCCTGACTTCCTAATCAAGATACCAAATGCGCCGATTATTGCGGATGCAAAATACGTAAAAGATTATGACGTTAAATCAATTCAAGGAGAATACATCAAGCAACTTAGCGGCTATGCACGTGATGTTGCTTTACTTAAACGCTTGGATATTGACTGCACTAACGAATCGCAAATTCCGATTGTGCCGTGCGTCATCTTGTATCCTTCAATTACGCATTCAATATTCTCATCCGATAGCTTAATTTCCGATGAGAATAAGCAGAATGACACAGTTAAATTCTATAAGTGCCCAATTCAAATTCCAACATACTAACATGGAAACCGATACAGAATACGAAGAAACTGAGCCGCAAGAGGGCACCACGGTCGAGTGCCAATGCACTTGCCAAGGCGAGTGTCAATGTGGCAAATATAAAACCATCCGCCCCGTTTACTACGAGGTCGATGTCAACCAATATATTAACTCTCTCAACGACTGGGACTAATGAAAAAGTTTATTCTCTCCATATTCGCAAGTCTTCTGACGGTGGGCGCTGCCTTCGGTCAGAAGATATACTCGACTAACCACCAATATCAGGCGGATGTTAAGGTGTACGTCGTGGACTCTGAATACCGTGCTGACCTTGTAGTCTTTAAGACCGACAAGGAATATTGTGCGAAAGCCAGTGAGAACAAAGGCATTTGGTTCTTCACTGACAAGCAATATCGTGCCGACAAGAAAGTGTACTTTGTCGACAGCGAGTATCAAGCCGACCTGAAGGTCTACTTCACCGACAAGGAATACCGTGCCGGCTGGAAAAACAAAGAAAAGCAACCACTAATGTACTAACCCCATCGCAGTATGCAGCCGGAATCTAATAAAGACACTTTTCAAGCGACTCCTCTCAATATTAGGCTGATTAGCTGGAATATTGATGGCATACGAGCCAAGTATTCTGACCTCAAAAGGCTTATCGAACAGTATTATCCTGACGTAATATGCTTGCAGAAAGTGCGCAACTCAGGTAGCAGCACAGATTATGAGATGGATGGATACGATTTATTCTCGTCCGTCAATAATTATGGCGTTTACACATATGTCAGACACTGCCTTCAGCCTTATGCTGAAACGACTAAGGAGACTTCGGTCACCAAAGGTCACTTTGTTAAGGTCAAAACCAGATACCCGGCTCTCAATATTTTCAACTGTTATGTTCCGTATGCTAATCCCGACGTTGACGGTGCTGTTCAGCATCGAGTTGACTACGACAAATTTATAATCTCGGAAGTTCGCAACACTCCCGACCGCATAGTGCTTTGCGGTGATTTGAACATCGTTCACACAGCCGGAGATTGTTGGGATGGGCAACTTAAACGTAAGAAAGCCAATTACAGAGATTGGGAACGCAAAGACTTTGATGAACTCCTCAAAGCCGGAGCACTTGTTGACACATACCGCGAATTTCACCCATCATCTAACGGTTTCACTTACTTCTTCCGCAATGATGCTAAAGCGAGAGCCAACAACCAAGGTTTTCGCATTGACTACTTTTTGGCAAGTGAGTCATTGCTACCGGCTATTCAAAAAGCTGACATCATCAATGATATCACGTCATCTACTAACAACCCTATAATACTTGACTTAACTCTCTGATTGTGTGACGCTCAATAGAATCAATTAATACTGTCATCATGAGTAAAAATAAATTCGACAACTTCGCTTATCTTCAATCTGCATTAAAGACATCTTCAGTTAAAGTGCCATTTCACACCTATATTCGTGATAGTAATGGCTCTTATTCTTTTGATGTTTGTTCTGATGTGTTGATGCAAATCTTTTGGAGATGCTATATAGAACCTTACGGTAAAGAATTTATTGTAACTCAATTGGGGAAAGTTAGCAATAAGAATACTAAACAGCTGGTTGAATGCTGTTTAGAAAACTTACAAGGATTTATTGATAGTGAAATCGAAGATTTCTATAGATTTATAGATAATGTTGCGTGTGTTGATTTTAACTTCCCGGAATTCCTCAACGAAATTCCTGTTTTGCATATACACAACATTCATCATTTTATCAAGAAATATAATTCGACTCCTCATATTAATAAGTGGTCAATATTGTTAGCGTATTGGGTGTATAGAATGAATTATTACGACGAGGGCGCGGATAACGATAATGAATATATCTTGACAATGCAAAATGCTTTACGCAATTTGAATAATCGGATATGTAAAGATAATTTAGTTCCTAATCCTAATGAATTTATTAAAGCTGGATTGGTTACTGCTAATAAAATTCTTAAATCAGAGGGGTTAATGACATTTGATTTAAAAGTCAAACCTGACATTAACCCTCCATTATCTGGCATTTTCTTTTTGTCTCCTAAGTTCATTAGGTTTATGGACGGTTTTGTTTGGCTTTACCATCCTAAATTTCCTGGAGGAGGCGAAGGACATTTACCTATGAAGTATGATTTAAAAGAATCTCGGAAAGTTTACTCCAATATTAGCGACTATCTTCTTAGAAAACTTCCTCCAATTCAGGTAGAATCAAAGAATGGTCGTATCAAAAAAGTTATTTCACCTGTTCAGCTTAATGAATGTATTGAACTTATTGAACATAAATCAGCGAAACCAAGTCTCACTAAGGATAAGGCTAAGCCAACTGTACATCGTCGTGATGTAGGTAAGAGTGAGGCTGAAAAAATAATCAGAGATTTCAAATCTCGTTACCTCGATTATCTTTGTGCATCTCAGCTCGAAGATTATAAGGTGGTATGTTGTATAGAACAGCGTACAACAGAATCAGGAGCTGCTGAAACCGAATACTCTTTTATTTTTACCATTCAAAAAAATAAACGTAAAACATTATTGGTATTCGAGAATGTCAATCCTTCTCGAAGCACATATGTTATTGAGGTTAATACTTCACAGTATGAAGATTGCATTGATAATGTTTTTGCTTATTTTGCTTCTGACATTTTGAACAAGCGCCAGAAAATGGCAAATGGAGAGCTACGTATTAATCACCCTGGTATACGCAACATGAATAGAATGTTTCATAAGAACTATCTTAATTGGTGCGCATCTCTCAGAAATTTAAAATATTCTTATTTATGAGCGACTACGATGATTTAGACGAGTACAACGGTGAGCCGGAACACGATATGTGGGTTGACTACGATTATAATGCCAACACCGGCGAACTCCCCGATGAGTTTGACGATGAAGACCTCGACGAATATATTGACAACCTTAACGACGGGATTGAAACAAACCGTTTCCGACCGCAATACAAAACTCAAAGAACGACCGACTGAAATGAAAAATTTATTAACTATCTGCACTCTTTGCCTCTTATCTATAACAAGCTGTGGCAAATCGAAAGAAGTAAAAGTTGAATCTAACGGAACAAAAATTTATGAAGATGATACCGTTAGGATTCCTACAATGACTTCTTCTGACTCCATTAAGATATTTGATGTGAAATCATCTCGTAATTCGGTTGATTTTTTCAATCAACTTTCCAAATCGTCATTCATCACAGTTGAAGAACCAGTCATTGAAAATGATAAGGTTCAAAACGCAATTATTTACTTTAATGGAACTGGTTTCGGAGCTACTCCCATGTATGATGAAGACGGTGATTTATCTGCCGTCCACCTTATTTCATCTAAAAGTGATGATGAGAATTATGAGCATGTGAAAGATGCTATAATGTATTTCTACGGAGAAAAAGAAGATGACGAGTGGCATACCTGTAGATGGATCACGGACTCTATACAGATAAAACTTCGCCCACTACATTCAGATGAAAGCGGAACAGTGATGATGTGGATGTTCTAACATCTCAATAATTAATTAAGGCTTATGACAGACATACGAAGAAGAACAGCGTCAACTAACGGAAGAATATAACCGTCTTAAAATCGAGTATGGTACGCTATCTGAATATTTCAAAAATAATACTCATAAAAAGACTAAACCATTTGCCTCCGTGAGAGGTTAACCTGTGATGGTGGTTATATCCCTTATGACTTAAATTTACAATTTGATAGATAATAATTAAAAATTATCGTATAATATCAATCTGCGCCCTTCGGACACCTCCGAGGGGCGTTGTTGCTCCGGGATGGATGGATTTCCCGGAGGGGTAGGCTGTGAAGCGGATTGACCATGGTGGGGTCGGGAGACTACCGTCCGAGGGGAGTGTGTGGCTGGGGGCATCCGGGAAGTTTTGTTGCGATATTCAGGGGCTGATGTCGCTGCCGGTCTCGGGCGAGCGGCTATCGGGTGGGTGAGCCACATTCAAACGAGCCACACCATTGTCGCTCATGTCGGCTTTGAACGTGCGGGCTTTGCGGAGCGACTTGTCTTGCGGCGATACGTAAACGAGGGGAGCACAGTTTTCCGTGTGGCTGTCATTCTCAGTTTCCGGGGAGTAAGTCGTGGCTTTTATTTTTCCTTTGCAAAGTTAGGGCGCTAACTCAACGCTCTCTAAATGCAGGTGTGCACTCCGTGTTCCCACGGTTTTCGCCATGAAGAGCTGCAAACACGAGATGAACATTTGTTCGGTCTCAGACAGCTTCCCACTTGATTGCACGTAAAAATTAAGAGCCTCGGCTCACATGTTAAACCCCAAAAACTTCAAAATCATGACAGCAACATTCCAAACTTCATTCTTCGCTCCCCTCGAAAACGAAATCGCCAATCGCAAGGCCCGTCGTTCTTCTCGCAAAGCCCTCCGTTTCTTCCAAGTCGACATTGAGAACTTCGACAATGAGGTGGAATCTTATGAAATCGAAGCTCACTCTGCTTCCGAAGCAGCTGAAATCGCCGAGAGCCAATTCGGCGGCGACATTTACAACATGAATATCTACGAGCAACAGAACTTCTAATCGGAATGCCCAATATATCGCCAAACAACTCCCTCTCGGGGGTTGTTTTCCGGTGCTATCGCAACCTGCTGTCATCCCTCCACACCTCCGATTTCAAGATATTATTAGCTTAGCGCAAAGTTTTCATAATTATTTTGTACCTTCGCACTATCAAAAGTTTCTGAATCAAAACTGTGTGCGCCTATGGCGTGTTAGCATCACTATGTGCTCTGCGAGACGCGATTGATTCTGAAACTTTTCACCAAACACATCAACTTGATTGCTACGTGCGTCCTCCGACGTGTTGAACGAAGCAGAAGTTGGACTAATAGAGTTGTCGGATAGACGAGCCTTCGTGTCGCATAATTAGCGACCAATGTTGACTGTTGCGTTTAAACGCCTGCCATCGGCTCATCCAACAGCTCTATTTTTGTTAATTCATTATGTGTTGACACCGACGGTTTGCCATATCTCGCTATGCTACCGTTGTTTTACCGTCATGGTTTGCACAACCGTTCTTCGTCACGCCATCACCATCCGCGCTTTCTGTAACCTTGTGCCTCAATTCGTACCCATTAAGAAGTGGGCACCAACCTATCCGCTATCGTTCTCCGCTGAGTTCCCTGATGTTCAACTGCCGGGGCGCACAGGAGCATTGCACCTCGCTTGCCTCCGTCACTTCGATGATCGTATGCCTTGGCTTACCGCTCTCTGCGCGAGTCGCAGACAACCATGCAGCGGCACTCTTACCGTTGCACCTATACTGACTACATCCTCATACGCCACCGCTCCTTGATGCCGCACCTACGTTTCCACTTGGCTCGCCACCTTCGAGTTGGCTCCGCTGCCTACTGCTCTCCATCGGGGCTAATTTCACAACATCGTTTCGGCAGTACCGCTTCAACGTGCCATTTTCCGTTCTTTGGGGAGTGAGACGCGGCTTATATTTTTCCTTTGCAAAGTTAGGGCGCTAACTCAACGCTCTCTAAATGCAGGTGTGCACTCCGTGTTCCCACGGTTTTCGCCATGAATGGTTGCAAACACGAGATGAACATTTGTTCGGTCTCAGACAGCTTCCCACTTGATTGCACGTAAAAAT